TCGAAAATGCAAAAGCTGAAAGTGCAGTAGCAGTAGAAGGCTTAAAAACTGAATTAGAAGAATTAAAATCTCAAATCTCTGTAGTTAAAGATGCTGCAGACAAATTAGAGGCAAAAAGCAATCGTAAGACAATGAACGAAAATCAATTTAAAGGTTTCAATGCCACTTTAGGTGAGCAAATTGAAAAGAATGCGGACAACATCGCAAAATTAGGTCGTGGTGAAATGAAGAACACTTCTTTCATTATGGACACTAAAGCAGTAGGTAACATGACAGAAGCAGTTAACTTGACTGGAGATATTCCACGTCAGTATGCTAACCAAGTTTATGGTTTACCTTCTCGTAAAATCCACGTTAGAAGTTTGTTACCAGTAGGTACAATCTCTCAAGGATTATTTACTTTCCCTCAAGAAACTGGTGGTGAAGGTGCTCCTGCTAACCAAACTCAAGGTAGTGCAAAAGCTCAAGTTGATTTCGATATTAGCATGGTTAATGCTCCTGCACAAGTTATCGCTGGTTACGTTAAAATCTCTCGTCAAATGTTAGATGACGTTCCTGCTATGACTTCTTTCTTACAATCTCGTTTGTTAGAGAAATACTTAGTAGCTGAAGATGCTCAGTTATTATTTGGTTCTGGTTCTGGTGTTAACTTGACTGGTTTGACTATCAACGCTGCTGCTCCAACTGGTGCTGCAACTGTAGATGTTGAGCAATTAGTACAAGCTATCGCACAAGTAGAAGCAAGTAACTACTCTGCAACTGGTATCTTGATTAACCCTACAGATTGGGCTAACATCGTGAACACTAAGAACACTAACTCTGCGTACTCTTTACCAGGTTCTACAGTGGTTACAACTGATGGTCAATTATCTATCGCTGGTATTCCTATCTTCAAGTCTACAGCAATGACTGCTGATAAGTTCTTAGTAGGAGACTGGTCAATGGGTGCTCAAATCATGCAACGTAACGGTATCTCTGTTCAATTCTTTGACCAAGATGGTAACAACGCTATCGAGAACATGATTACAGTTCGTGTTGAGGCAAGAATCGCATTCCCTATCTACTACGCTGGTGCGTTTGTATATGGTGATTTCGGTAACGTAGCTTAATCTTAGATTAACTCAAATATAAAGGGGTGGCCAAAAGCTGCCCCTTTTTTATGTCTACTATATTTTAGTTATTTTTGTAAAAATAATGGTATATGCAGATTATAAGGGATGTCACAACCACAGTAGAGCCAGTTTCAGAACCAATAACATTGTCTGAAGCTAAGAACTATCTAAAGGTTGACTTTGATGATGATAACGACTTAATTAGCTCTTTAATAGTGGCTGCAAGGGTTAGATTAGAAAAATATGCTGGTGTAGCTATGACAGCTCGTACTTTACAAGTTGTAGCTTATGTAGATGAGTTTATTGAACTACCTTATGCTCCACTTAACAATATCACTAAGGTAGAATATTGGGATAATAACGAATGGACAGAAATGTCAATCCCTCAGTACAATATCTTAGGCACTACTTACAAGAAGCTATACATGAACTCCTTTACTCACATGGAGTTTAGGTTTACCTACACTTGTGGTTATGCAACTACTCCTGCAATAATGAAAACAGCTTTGTATAAGATACTTGCTGATTTGTACGATTACAGAGAATCTTCTGTAGAAGATAGTAAGCCAAATGCTAATATAGCATCTGCATACGAACTAATGAAGCCTTATAAACGAGTAAGCATAATATTATAATGATAAGTAGACTTAAAAATAGGATTACTTTCCAATCTAAGGTTTCAGAATCTGATGGTGCTGGTGGTCAAGTCTTAACTGATGTTGACTATTATACTTGTTGGGCTGAGATATTTAGGGATAATCAAAACAAGACAAACATTGCTGGTAAGGATTCTATATCAGATAACATTGTTTTTAGGATAAGAGATGCCAATAGTATCTCTATTTCTAATGACCTTACTATCTTGTATGATAGCAATATCTACTTGATTAGCAGCGTAATAGATGAGTTTGACGGCCACAACTTTTTGAGAATCACTTGTTCTACCTTAAAGAGAGTTGGTACTTGGGATAGTATTACTGCTTTCTGGGAGAATATTAGTACAACCTGGGAAACTACTTAATGTCATTTACTATAAATAAAACAGCAAGTGTTACTAACCTATCAAAAAGGTTAAAAGAGGCACCATTTTTAGTTACTCAACAAGTTCAGAAGATAATCAATGAATCTGTATTAGAAATAGAAAGCAAAGCAAGGGCAAGAGCACCATTAGGGAAAGTAAATGGAGGTAAATTAAAGGCTTCTATATATAGCACTCCTTATACAATGAATGCAGGAGCAAAAGTGGGTTCAAAAGGATATATGGGTAGAAAGTCTAATTATTCTCCTTTTGTAGAGTTTGGTACTGGTAATGATTTTCAGATTCCAGTGTATAGAAACCTAAGCATGAACAAACTTGAGGGCTATGCACAGACGTTTAAACGGAGTAATGGAAATTTAGTAAATTTGCCCCATAGACCATTCTTATTCAACTCGGCTTCAGAAGAACTATATAAAATGGTTAATAAAATAAAAAAAATTAAAATATAATGGCTACTCTTCAAGGTAAAGCGGTAAAAAATACATATAGACAAGTACTACAGATTGGTGCTAATAATGTTGGAGTAAGTGGTACTTTACAGCCAGTTCAAGATGGTGCAGGGGTAAACACTGCTTTATCTCTTTCTACTTTAGCTGCAACTGTTAATGGTGATTTAACTATTACTGGCGACTTGATTATTACTGGTGGTGGCTTACAGATTAAAGACCTTATCGATGATACTGTAGCAGCATTGATTCAAAATGGTACTGGAATTACATGGACTTATAATGATGGTGCTGCAACCTTAACTGGTAACTTTACTGGAACTACAAGCGTTGTACCAGAAGGTAGCAATTTATACTATACTCAAGGTAGATTTGATTCAGCTTTCGCTGCTAAGAGCACAACAAACTTGGCAGAAGGAACGAATCTTTATTTTACAGAAGCAAGAGGTAATGCAAACTTTGCAACTAACCTTGCGGCAAGTGATACAAATGATTTAGCAGAAGGTTCTACTAATCTTTATTACACTAACGCAAGAGCAAGAACTGCCTTAAGCGTAACTGCTGGAACTGGTCTTTCTTACGATAACACAACTGGTGTTTTTAACTTAGCTGCTATTCCAAACGCAAGTTTAACTAATAGCTCAATAACAATCAATGGTCAAGCGGTATCATTAGGTGGTACAGTTACTTTGACTACTACAAACATTGCTGAAGGAACTAATTTATATTGGACTACTGCAAGAGGTAATGCTAATTTTGCAACTAATTTAGCTGCTTCTACTACAACTAACTTAGCAGAGGGCACCAACCTATATTACACTCAAGCGAGATTTGATACTGCTTTTAGCAATAAGAGTACAACTAATTTAGCTGAAGGAACTAACCTTTACTATACACAAACAAGGTTCAATAATGCTTTAGCTGCAAAAACTACAACAGATTTAGCAGAAGGCACAAACTTATACTATACTGATGCTCGTGCAAGACTTGCATTATCATCATCTGCAACTGGATTATCTTATGCTAACAATAGTGGTGTATTTAGCTTAACTGCTGGTTATGCGATTCCTACTACGGTTAAATTAGGTGAATACGATATAGCTTACAATCGTTCTATCGTATCTGCTGCAGTAACTGGTACATCAACAAAGACTTTAAGCCTAACTCAACAAGATGCTAACGTAATCACAGCAACTTGGACTGACCAAGGTATCACAACAATAAACGGAACTGCAAATCAAATTGCAGCTACAACTGTAGGTAATACTACAACACTTGCATTTACTAATGACGTTACAATGCCAAACAACTTAGTTGTAAGTGGTAACTTAACTATAAATGGTACTGCAACTTATGTAAACACAGAATCAATATCTTCTAAAGACCCATTGTTTGAGGTAGCTAACACTAACAACACAACAGATGCGGTTGACATTGGATATTATGGTAGATACTATGATTCTGTTCAAGAAAGAGTAGAGTTTACTGGATTATTCAGAGATGCTTCTGATGCTGGTAAGTTTAAAATATTTACTGGTTTAGTAGATGAGCCTACAAACGTAGTTAACACTACTGGAACTGGTTATACAGTTGCAACTTTAGTTGCTAACGTAGATGGTAACTTAAATGGTACAGCAAACGCTGCAAACATCTTATCTACTGCAAGAACAATAGCTGCAAGTGGAGATGCTACATGGTCAGTTAGCTTTAATGGCTCTGCAAACGTATCATCTGCCTTAACTTTAGCTAATACTGGAGTTACTGCAACAACTTACGGAACTTCTACTGCTGTGCCTACAATCGCTGTAGATAGCAAGGGTAGAATTACAAGTGCTTCAAATACAAACATTACTTTCCCAGTTACAACAGTTAACGGATTTGCAGGAACTGTTGTGCTAACAACATCAGATGTTGCTGAGGGAACAAATCAATACTTTACTACAGCAAGAGCACAAGCTGCTATTACTGGTGGTGCATCAAGCGTAGTAACTGCTAACTTAACTGCTTCAAGAGCATTGGTTTCTGATGGTAGTGGTAAGATTGCAGCAAGTGCAACTACAACAACTACAGAAATAGGTTATTTAGCTGGTGTTACAAGTGCTATACAAACTCAGCTTAATGGCAAGTTAAACTTGACTGGCGGTACTTTGACTGGCGGATTAATCGGAACTACTGGTAGCTTCTCAAGTGGTGGTAGTGGAGATACTTTCACTATTGGCCATACAAGCGGAAGCGGTATAGCCTTAAACATCACTAAGAATGGTAACGGAGAAGGATTATATATAAACAAAGCAAGTGGTAGTGGTAACGCTGCTACATTTGTAGGTAATTTAGGTGGAACTACTGCATCATTTAGTGGATTGCTAAGTGGGACAAGTGCAACATTTAGTTCTACTTTAGGTGTTACTGGTGCATTGACTGGAACGAGTGCTACGTTTAGTGGCAATGTTGGAATTGGTGCTGCGCCTAATTATAATTTAGAAGTTAGTTCTTCTTCTGCGGGATTTTCAGAAGTTGCAATTAGTAATACAAATGCCGTAGGTGCACCAAGATTAAGTTTAAGAAATGCAGAAAGGAGTTTTATTTTAACAAGCAATCCAACAGACGATTTACTTTCTTTTGCTTATAATAACGAAAATAGACTTCAATTTGATTTAACAAACCAATGGTTTAATTCAGGAAATTTAGGAGTTAATACAAATAATCCTGATTTTGGAAGTTATGGTTCAGGTGAAAGAATATTAGGAATTTCAAATACTTCGGCAAGAGCAAGATTACAATTACAAAATACTGCAACAGGTACTTCAGGTGTTTCAGGTACACTTGCATTTTTTAACGCATCTACTTTATTAACTTCAATTGATGTTATTGCAGACGGTGCAACAAATAAAGGCAGATTTGTTTTTAACACAAATGACGGGACAACATTTGGTGAAAGATTACGTATTACAAATGCAGGTAATATAGGAATTGGAACTACGCCAAGTGCTTGGGGAACTGTTTTTACAAAATCTGTTATACAATTTGGCGGTTCGGCAGGAGTTGGTGCATTATGGACTAATAGTTTTAATAATGGGGTTTTTTTAGGGAATAATGGGTATGATGATGGAGCAGGAAATAATAGATACATATTAAACGGAACTGCAACAGAATACGTACAATCAGGAGGGGAACATTATTGGAGAAGTGCTGCTTCAGGAACTTCAGGTAATACTATAACATACAACGAAATAATGAGATTGGGTTCAAATTTAAATGTTGGTATTGGTGGGACTGCGGGAGCAAATGCAAAATTGCACGTATTTGGAAGTACTGCAATAGGTGCAACTGCAAGTGGTGGTGATATTAGATTATACGTTTCTGGTTCAACTGGAAGTCAAACTCCAGGTTTATTTAACAATACAAATGGTGGTTCTGGTTCAGAAACTATAGTTATATTCCAAAGGGCAAATACAACAGTTGGTTCAATAACTTCAACAAATTCACTTACTTCTTATAATGTTACTTCAGATTATCGTTTAAAAGAAGATTTAAAAGAAATAAATGGATTAAGTAAAGTTTGTCAGATTAAAGTTTACGACTTTAAATGGATAAAAAGCGAAGATAGAATGGATGGTGTAATTGCACACGAATTACAAGAGGTATTACCTTATGCAGTACATGGAGAAAAAGATGCAGAAGAAATGCAAAGTGTTGACTATTCTAAATTAGTTCCAATCCTTGTAAAAGCCATCCAAGAATTAAAGGCTGAAATAGATGAATTGAAAGCTAAATAATTTTACCTAAATTTGTAAAAATACCAACTATGAAAAAGATTGAATTAACCGAAGAGCATTTAAAGTCATTAGAGGCGTTTATAAACACTATTCCTACAGCCTATGGATTACCATTGCTGAAGTTCTTAGGTGAGCTAAATGAGGCTCAAAATGGCCAACAAACGGATTCTAAAGAAGTAGAGGTAGAAGGATAATGAAAGACTGCGGATATGCTATACGAAAGGCTTATTTCGACAAGATAAATGCTAACAACTACGAACTATCGGTATATGATACCATAGCTCCAGATGGTTCAGAGCCTCCATTCTTGTTAATAAGTTCTCAGACATCAGTAGAGAATAGTGACAAAACAAGCTATAACTTTGATGTAAGCATACAGTTTGACATAGTGTATAGGACATTTAAGTCTGGTGAAGTAGGTCAAAAAGCCGTAGATGAATGGGCTAATGACTTATTGGAAATCATAGGAGTAGCTCCTGCAGATTACCCAAATGCTTCTCCAGATTTCAAAATAGTTACAAGGAATATGGTGTCAAACCAAGCTACTTTTGACTATGTAGAAGAAACATATATTTTTAGAAGAGTTATAGTGGTTAATCACTTTGTAACTCAAACAACATAAATAACATAAAAAAACAAATAAAATGGCAACAACTGGTGTATTTAACGGAACCCTATTGGTAGTAAAGATAGGTGGAGTAGCTGTAGCTCACTCTACATCTTGTTCTTTATCAGTATCAACAGACTTACCAGATTCTACTACAAAAGATAGTGGAGGATGGGCTCAACAACTTCAAGGACTTCGTTCTTGGTCAGTATCAACAGATGGCTTAGCGGTTATCGAATCTGCTGCTGCTGGTGTAAACGTAGAAGATTTATTTTCTTCTGTAAGTTCAAGAACTGATGTAACTTTGACTTTCTCTACTTTCGTAAGTGGTGACAAGATTTGGACTGGAACTGCAGCGGTTGAGTCTTTAGACT